ACTCCCCTTTATTGTTGATATGTCTAACCGTAGTACAGATATTATTAGATGTCAAGGATTATCGCGTCAGCTTGGTGCCATGCTTCGCCGTTACCGTCCACGGGGGTCAGCTTGTAGTCAAGATTCCCGTAGCGGTTCCGCGCATCGGTAACCGTGACCGCGAATGTCAACGCCGTACCCGATACCCGAAGCTGTCCGCGCTTGCCAATGTTCTGTGCTAGTTCTTGTGCCGTTGCCATTAGTCTTCTACCTTTATTTGTTGTTGTTGTTGTCTGATTTTGCAGGCGTAATCTTGCCAAAACTTTTCTAATGGGTCTCCCTTTACGAGCTTGGCATTACGGTCAGCCCGTTTCGCTTCCATTTCGTACGCTTTGATTATCGCGCCGATGTTTAGTTGCTTTGTGCGTGCCATCATTCTCCCCTTGTCACTTGTTTGTGTCCGTTGTCTGCACATTGTTTGCAATAGGTGTCAGCTAGGTAACCTAACGCGTCCGCGTGTCCGCACTTGGCGAGCATCGCGCCTACTATGTCTTGTTTAGTGGCGGTCATTGGTAGCACTTTGCCGCCGCCGTTTAAACCCATAATAATAATTTCACCCATGACTAGAGCCACTCTGCTAAATCGCCATCGGCTATGTCTTCATAGTCAAGCCCGTTGGCATCGGCGATAGCTTGCCAGACATCCTGCTCTATGTCGTAGATGGGTCTCCGCGTCATGTCCATATCTATGTTCAGTATCTCTCTATTTAGCATTGCTCACCCTCCTTGGGTTTATTGTCTAGACATTGGTGCCTAGTCGCTCCCGCCGTCATCGTGAATGACGCGCCGCCTACGCGGTACGGGATTAGAGCTACCAGCCGCGGCGGTTTATCTGCTCCCTACGGCGTAGCACATTGTCATGGTTACGGTGCCACCGCTCCGCGCGTGTTGGTTTATTGTCTAGGTATGCGCGCAATATGTACGCGCCCCATAGCGGGAATGATAAGCAGATAGCCGCGCCCGCGATACCTACTGTGTCTAGTGTTGTCATCGTGTTAGCTCCTTGTCAGTGTGTCGCCAGTGTTGGATAGTTGTTAGCTCTTGGATGCATTGCCCGCAAGGTGTCGCGGTATGTTGCCGCATAAATTCGCGTAAACGCTCTACACATTGCGCGTATCGTTGCGCGTTCGGTTCGTCTCCGTCTATTTTCGGGTGGCAATATTCGCCCGCGATAGCCCCGCATTTAGGGCATGAGATGTTTAAATACTTGTAATGGTTCACGGTCACCCCTCCTATATCGCCCGAACGAATTCTGATTTACCGATTAGCGCCCTAGCTTTACCCTTGGCGGATAGGTCTACCCATACGCCGCGCTCATCGTATCTATTGTCTGTAATGTCTCCATCTAACACGGGTAAGCCCATAAACGATTTAGGCGGCGGCGTGTTCTTCTTGCGTGTTGTGACGATGGCGGCGGTACCTCCACGGGCAACGAATGCGCGAACCTTGGTCATATCGCTTGATTCGTTTACCGAATATATCGCGCGATAATGCGCGGCTACCATTCCCCAACCGCTAAGCACCGCGGCATTCTTGGTGTAATCGTAGAAAAATACATTAGGGAATAGCTCACCGTCTACTAATTCGGGCAATATTCGGTAGTAGCGTAGGTCACTATTTACATTGAGCCGCACTAAGACGCGCTCATATTTGGCGGCAAGCCCGCGCAATTCGTGAGCTAGTAGCCGCGTGAATTCTTCGGGGTGCTCATATAGAAATAATGTTTTCACATTCCGCCCGCGTTGCGTGTTCGCGTAGCGCCCGTTTCCGTTGTCAAGTACACACACACTGGCACACTCTCCGCGCCAAGGGCATGTCTCTACGCCCGCTACCGCGGCGTGTTGAATGGTGAGCCCTACGGTGAATTGCTCAGATTTACCTAGCTTGGCTTGGCTTGCGGGATAGGTGAATAGTTTCGGGGCGTCATATTTAAAGCCGTGACTCTCGCGGAATGTTGCCCAAGCTACCCGCGCCGCTTTCAATGATTCGCCGCTAGTGTCATGTAATGCCCGCGACATGTCCGCCGCGCGTGACTCTAGAGCTACCGATAGATTCGGCACCCGCTTACCTATTGTTATTGTCTGCATGTATTCCCCTTGTTAGTTGTGTGTATTACTGTACTACATATTAATAGCTTTATAGTCCCTAGTTCTCATTGAAGAGCACGCCCGAAGCGGTAGGGGTACTTGCTTAGTGTTGTATGGCGTCAATACCAATAGCGCGAATTAAATCATTGTAATCATTCTTTACCTGTAAAGCTGCGGCGCGTACACCGTCAACCTCTGCCGCATAGTAGAGACTATTAGCGCGTGATGTCTCTAGTAATAATGCGTGCGATATATCGCGCAATTCTTTATAGCTTGCCGTAATTGTGTAGGTGTCGCCGTTCTTCGTTGTCTTCATATATTCCCCTTGTTAGTAGTAGTTGTACTTACTACCTCTATTAAATCACATATGTGATACAAATACAACGACCATTCCTAGAATTCTTTTGATATATCACCCAACACAAAACAAGATAAACAACGCTCACCCATCACACACAACGATAGACGCTACACACAGCGACACACAGCTAGGCGACCCTGTCCGCGGTCTACTTGTCTGCAACTTGTATACATACAGCTAGGTAGGGGTAGCCGTGTTTTGTTTTCGGGTAGGTAGGTAGGGGTGCAGGTGTCTGCCTGTCCGCTATGCGTACACCTGTCCGCCCGTACACATGTCCGCGCCTGCCTGCCTGTGTGATATATCACCAACTGGGGCTCTGCCGAGCCACTGGGTAGGGGGTAGGGGTAGGTTATCGTTTCGAGATGTTTTCACTCTTTTTGCTAGGGGGGCAGAGTGTTATTTAGCACTAAATTTGGTGCAACAGCTAGGTTCTGTCATACGGTTGGGGAGGGCGCAAAGAAAAGGGTGCCGTCGACTTGGAGACCCTCAGCATGACCCTCACCTTCCTTCTATGCGAGCAAGCCCAACGGGCGCGCTAGTAACCCTGCCGTTGGCAGCAACCCCACAACAAGCAGTACGTTGCTCTCCCCCACAGTTCCCGTCCCCACGGAAGGTCGCCGTAGCCAATTTTAGCCGACACCTTTGTTTTGATGATATACCGTTCATCACGTTGCTCTCCTATTTCAAAGAATAGAAGTCAACCCAGGTTCCCCTGTTTACGCCCCGCCACATGCAACCGTGGTACAGCCCTGCGTGCATCGCTATCTCCCGACAGTGACGACTTGTGAAGTTGAACAAGACAATAGCATCTTTATGTTACTCTTGCAACATGCCAAAAAAGAAATCCGAAACACCACCAAACATTCAAGGTGTTGACTGGAACAGTTCACTCGCAGATTTCAAACAAGCAACAGTATCAAGTGTTAAACCTGGCGGCACAAAAATGCCAACCCCAAACAAACCAGCAGACACAGGCATGTTCGCAGGTTCCAGCACACCACTAGGAACATCACTAGCTGGCTCGAAACTTTCTAAAGGAAACGTAGCAAACACAACCCTCAGCGCAATCATGTTAGGTGGCGGTGCAGGACCAATCCCAGCAATCGCATCAAAAGTAAGTAGCGCAGTAAACACCTCAGCATCCAAACTAGGAGTATCAGCAGGCGTTGACTACCTTGGCAGTGCAATGAGCAAAATTGGTAACAAGCTCCCAGCAATTGGTGGACAAACCAAACAAACCGCAGGAACCATCTACACCCAATTCGGTGCAACCCCAGGCAAAGAAGCTTTTATCCAAATGCCAATGCGTACCACAGAACAAATCGCTGGAACAATCAAAGGCATGATTACAAAAGAATCTAATGTTGCTACAAAAATTGCTAACTACTCTGCAGAATCAGCTAAACAAGGAATCAAAACTGGTGCAAAAGTAGGTGCAGCAATATCCTCACCAGCAGCAGCAGCCATCGGATACCTTCTAGGTAAAAACAAAAAAGACAAGTAATGGCACCTCGTAAACCTAAACGACCAGACTACTCAGGTTCACTAGCTTCCTACAAACAATCAGTAGCAGACAAACCAAAGAACTTAGACCTGCCATCACCAACCGATGTAGTTAACTGGGCATCAGGCATCGTCGCATCAGGAAGAACCGCCGCAGGACAAACCCAACCACTAACCCCAGGCGACCAAGGACTACGCACCCTAGGACAAGGCATCTCCCTCGCCAACACCATGCTCAACCCATATGCGAACACAACCCGCAAAGCATTAGGTGCAGCAGTTAACCGTGACCGACAATCCTTAACCGCACTATCAAAGTCCGCTGCACTCGACGCAGCAATCACAGGCACCGCAATCGTTGCAGGTAAAGGTATACAAGCAGGAATCAACGCAGCAGCAAACTCAGGTATCCCCGCACGAATCGGAAACAAAATAACAGGACAAACAGTCCTCGTACACGGCTCCCCAGTTCGCGGCATCCAAGAGCTAAAACCAAGTTATTCACGCGCAATGCCAAATGACCTTCGAGTCTTCGGCATGCGAACAGATGTCCCGTTAAATGTTCAAGGTTCAACACAAAGCGTTGCAACTGGATATGCAACAGGTAGCTCATGGGTGGACAAAGGGAAAACACTCCCACCAGGTGGCGGTTCCATCTATGTAGTTAAAACACCAAAGAAAACAACAGAACTACCTGCCTATCCAAAATTACCTAAGACACCACAGTTCACCGAATCAGGTCGACCAATCATCCAGTTACCACCATCAGTGGCAACAAACTCTGCATCACCAGGAAAAGTATCAGGAGAAATTCCAGTGCAAGGGAAAACAGCTGCACAAATACAAGCAGCATTAAGAACAGAACTTAAAAAAGCTGGAGCAAAAGTAGAACCAAACATCGTAGAAAAAATGTTGACCAAAGCTGAAGCAAAAAAACTAGCAAAACGCGCAACCAACAAACCATCAGTCGTCTAAGGTTGTCCCCGCATGGGAACCAAACGTAAAGTAGCACCAGAAGACAAAGCCAGGTTTTTCGCAGCCATAGCAGCAGGCTCATCAATCACCGAAGCATCACGCATCGCAGGCGTACACATCAACACAGGCTCAAACTGGTTAGCCAAATCCAAAGCAGCAAAAGCAAAACTAGACCAAGCCGTCTTAGAAGCCACCCGTGTCCGCGGCAAAGGCGGCGGCGTACAACACAAACAATACGAACAAGACCTCGACGAAGCCACCAACCTACCCCCAGCCATCCCACTCGGACGACTCTGCCCAGAAGCACAACGCGGACTAGAAGACTTCGACTTCTTCCGCCGCTACTACCTAGGTCGTGTCCCGTCCCCATGGCAAGTAGAAGCCGCAGTCACCCTCGTAGAACTATTAGAACACCCCGAAAAAGAATTCGTAGTACTTAACGTCCCACCAGGCGCAGGAAAATCCACCCTATTCCACGATGTTGCCGTATGGGCAATCGTACGAAACCGCTCAATCCGCGTCATGATTGGCTCAATCTCACAAGCCATGGCAAAACAATACTCACGACGCATCCGTGAAACCCTCGAACGCCCACAACCAATCCACCCAGACCCAGAAATAGTCAAAAAAGGACTAGCAGTAGACGCAATTGGCTGCCTATCCATCGACTACGGCAGGTTCAAACCCTCCGACAAAGGCGCATTATGGCGTGCAGAAGAGTTCGTAGTAGAACAACTAGACGGAAACGGACTAGACAACAAAGAACCAACCGTCCGCGCCTACGGAATTGACTCAGAATACATCGGACACCGCGCCGACCTATGCCTATTCGACGACGTAGCGTCCGTAGACAACGCCCGTGAAGGTGCAACACGCGACAAAATGCTTGAACGCTGGGACCAAGTAGCCGAAGCCCGCGTAGACCCCGCAGGACTCTTAGCTGTCGTAGGGCAAAGACTAGGAACAGGCGACCTATACGCCCACTGTCTCAACAAAATCTCTTACGATGTGGATGAAACCGACTACGACGGCATGGACATGACCACCCCAGAGTCACTTGCTGCCACAGAACCAACCAAAAGCCAGAAATACAAGCATATCGTGTACAAGGCATACTACGAAGAACTAGACACAGGTCCAGCATCCCGCCGATACGACGCAAAACCATACCCAGAAGGACCACTCCTAGACCCACAGCGTCTCTCATGGAAAGATTTGTCCTACATCCGCTACTCGAACCCGCGAACCTTCAAAGTTGTCTACCAACAAGAAGACGACGCAGACGATGCCAACCTTATTTCCCGTGTTTGGGTCACAGGCGGACTAGGACAAGACGGAGTTCTCTACCCAGGGTGCATCGACAACGACAGACTCCCAGGACAAATCCCTGAAGGACTCGGACCACCAGTAATATCCATCATTACTGTCGACCCATCACCGTCACAGTTCTGGGGAATCCAATGGTGGCTCTACCAACCCCACACCAACCTGCGATACCTCATCGATGTTGAACGAGTCAAGCTCACAGCCGAAGAACTCTTGGGATATGACACCACATCACAAACATATTCAGGACTATTAGAAGACTGGACCAACCGTGCCTTCGCATACGGCTACCCTGTATCACATATCGTGGTAGAGGTCAACGCCGCCCAACGATTCCTCCTCGCCCACGACTTCGTACGCAAATGGCAAACACGACAAATGGTCAACATCATCCCCCACACCACACACCGAAACAAATTCGACGAAAAACTTGGTATCGAAGCACTACTCCCACCTCTCTACCGTGCAGGCGCAGTCCGACTCCCATCAATGCGCGGCAACTGGAAAACACTCGCACTAGTAGACGAACTCACCAAATGGACACCAGACAAAAAGAACGGCACCGACCTCGTAATGGCAAACTGGTTCGCAGAACTACACTTCCCGAACGTAAGCGGAGTCAAACTCCCACCACGACAATGGCGACCAACATGGATGCTACAAGGCTAATATAGTACAGTTGCGTTAGTCATCAAAAAACCAAGGAGTTTACTCTAAGTGCTATCCGTCGAACAAATTGTCGAACTTTACAACGCACGACGCGAAGCACAAGGACCAGTCCTGCGTCGCATGCGCGAAGTACGCGACCTAGCCAACGGCGACGTAGTAATCCCACTCTCAGAACTAGACCGCAACGCACGCACAAACGTAGCGAACCTCCTCATCCAAGGCTTGGACCAAACATCGATGCGTATTGCATCAACCATGCCGATGCCATTTTTCCCTCCAGTAAAACAAGGCAACCTTGACTCCCAAGAAATGGCACGACTACGCAAAAAAGTAGTTCTCTCCTATTGGGACCACAACAAGATGAACCTGAAGATGCGCCGTCGCGCACGCCACTTCCTCGCATACTCATCAAGCCCAGTAATGCTCCGCCCAGACTTCCGCAAACTACAACCAACATGGGCAGTACGCAACCCGCTAGACACCTACGCTGCACCATCGGAAGACCCAGACAACCTAGTCCCAGACGACTGCATCTTCACCTACACCAAGACCGCACAATGGCTTATCGACTATTACGGTGAACAAGTCATCGGAAAACTCCGTATGGGTCGCGTCACCTTCGACACCAAATTCACCATCCTCGAATATGTCGACGACCAAGAAATGGTTATCGCAGTTATGGGCGCACCACTCGCTGAAGGTCTCACACCACCAGAACGCGCTGGTCTAGAAACCATCGAACTAGAACGCATCCCAAACCGCACAGGCATGCCACTCGCAGTAGTCCCATCACGCATCACACTTGACCAGCCACGCGGACAATACGACGGCATCCTCGGAATGTACTTCACCCGCGCACGCTTACAAGCACTCACCGAAATCGCTATCGAACGCGGCATCTTCCCAGACGAATACCTTGTATCACGCCCAGGAGAAAACCCAGAAATCATCCAACTTGCTGACGGCAAAACAGGACAACTTGGTGTAGTTAAGGGCGGCGACATTCAACAGTTGCAAACCAACCCAGGTTACAAAACCGACACAGCACTTGACCGCTTGGAACGCCAAGAGCGACTTGAAGGTGCTATCCCTGCAGAGTTCGGTGGCGAATCAGGAACCAACATTCGTACAGGACGCAGAGGCGAAAACGTGTTGTCAGCAACCGTTGACTTCCGTGTACAAGAAGCACAAGCAGTATTTGAACAAGCACTCTACGAAGAAGATAAGATTGCTATCGGAATTGAAAAAGCATATTGGGGTAACCAAAAGAAATCATTCTTTATCCCAGGACGAGTATCAGGGGGAATGACACACTATGTACCAAACAAAACTTTCGAAACTGATTTCCACTACGTCAACTATCCGTCGTCTGGTTCGGACGTTAACGGTCTTATCGTTGGTCTCGGTCAGCGTCTTGGGACTGGGCTTATGTCTAAAGAATCTGCTCGCGAAGCTGACCCACTCATCACAGACCCCGAACTGGAAAAAGACCGCATTACTGCTGAGTCCATGGAAGCTGCACTACTGTCCTCAATACAAGCCCAAGCAGCTGACCCTAACGGACCTTATCAGCCAGACGATTTGGCGTATCTCACAATGCTCACCATCGAAAAAAACGTCCCAATCTATCAAGCAGTACAAATGACACAGCAACGCGCACAAGAACGCCAAGCAGCGATGGCACCACAAGGCGCACCAGAAACCATGCCAGGACTAGCAATGCCAGGAATGGGCGCAGAGATGCAAGCACAAGCACCTGCAGGTCCACCAAACATCCAAGGACTACTCGCACAACTTGGTGGTGGCAACGCTGCAGTCGCGCAACAACCAAATACTCCAGGAGCGGTTCTTTCACTAGGGGGAAGACTATAAATGGCAACGTACGGTAATCGCACCGATTTACAAAACCCAACAAACAAGATGGCGGTAACAGCAGCCACAGGTCAAACCTATGGTGAAGCTGGCGCACAACGCGCAGCACAACAAGCAGTACCAATGGGCGCACCACAAGCACCTGTTATTGCTCCAGGTTCGCTCGGCAACTTGGACCGTCCAACGGAACGCCCAACAGAACCAGTAACCGCAGGCAACCCGCTTGGTATGGGTCCAGGTTCTGAGGCTTTAGTTCCACCGATGCCACAAGTTTTGCAACCAGGTTCACGACAAGATTTGATAAATCAAGTTCGGTACATCTATTCAAAAAACCCAAATACAGCGGTATTTCAATTGTTGCTTGAACTAGAGAACCAACCGCTTCGATGAAAAAAACCATTCAAGAACTAGAAGCCGAAGCAAGAGAAACACAAGCACTTCGCACCAGAACAGAAGAATACGGTTACCGTTTCACCACGGCAGACCAAGCAGAACGTTTAGCCAACGCGACATACGGTGGGTATTACACAAACCCAGAACTAACCGCTGCGCTTGGTCTTTCTGACATTCCTATTGACGCTTCAGAAATTCACCGAAACTCGCAAAGGCAAGCAACCCAAAACGTTGCCGATTTAAATAACAGAACAGAATTAGCAAAAGGTATTCAATACCCAACGCCAACAGCAACAGAAACACCATTTTCTATTCAAGACCTATTGCGCATGGCACCACAAGAACTTGCGGTCCGTCACGACCATCAGCCTGATTGGTGGGACAAAGTAGACCCAACTTGGGATAACGGTCTTAACTGGCGACGAGTTCCAGTACCACAAACAATAAACAACGCCGAAGAGTTGATGCAACTACAAGACGTACAAGTTACAAAACTGTATTTGTCTATGACTCCAGAAGAGTGGAACGCCATCCCTGGGATGATTCCAAAAGATACCGTCAGAACGGATGGTACGCGAACAGGAAAATTTGACTCAACAATAGATTTGCCAGCAAAATTTCCGTTTTACAAAAAACTTGTTGACGCAGAAATGGAAATGAACAAAAGACCAGACGCATGGTCAGCAGAATATATTGCTGGAAACCTAATCATGGCTGGAACTGATGCAATGAAACTTGCAGGAATAGGTCTTTCTGTTGTACCTAAAACACTCGGATTTTTTGCTCCAGACCATATTGGTCCAGCTGGTGGATTTGAAATTGAATCTGCAGGAATTACAATCCCATCAAGAATTAGCGTAAAAGAAATTGTTGGCAAGCCTATAAGAGCCACAACAAAAACAATTACTGGCGTAACTTTTGGTGCTGCCCAAGCAACAAAGAACCTTGTTGAACAAGTGATTTTAGAAGACGGAAAACTTTCTTTATCCGACATTTCTAATGTGTTTACTCCTGGCGGCATGGCTTCGTCGCTTGTGAGTATTATGAAAGACCCAGAGAAACGGGCAAATTTTCAACAAAGCGTTATTCAGGGAAATATTCTTACGCAAATTGCTAAACAAGCAGTTACTGAAGGCGAACTAGATATTGGCGGTGGGTACTTCCCAGCTGGCAAAGCTGCAGAAGCGGCTATTGCTGCAAGAGATTCGGTGATGCCAGAAATATCAGGAAAAACCTGGACGGTTGGTCGAGCACTTGTAGAACCGTTAATCAAAGAAGGATTCGTAGACCGTGATGGCTACGCTGCATCGTTCCTTTCAGGAATTGCAGATGGTGTATTTACTGCTATAACTGACCCAACATTGATTTTTGACCCGCTTGCAATGCTTATGAAATCATCTGGTTTGAAATACACACCAGCATTAAAAGCATTAGACGGCGCACCAGCAGACAAAGTTTATGACGCATGGAAAGCTGCTCGCATTGAAAAAGGTTTAAGCACAATTATCCCTAGGGAAATAATCGACATGAACCCAGGGCGCTATCTTGATGATGGGACAGACATCGTTAGGTTCGGTGGCATGCTGCCAGAAGGAACCGTTCTTCCACCAGAAGTCCAACAAGTAGTTGATGATTTAGCAAATGAAACAATTGGCAAAAACGTATTAGCAAACATGGACGCCCCACCATTGCCAGCCGCATACGTTCCAGTTAGCACGGACATGGTGGCACGTAAAGCGGGGATAGGAGTAGCCATCGGTGACGACGGAACAGCTCGACTTATCCCGCGCGCAATTGACGAAATGCCATTCACCCGTGACGGCAGACTAACCCTAAACAAACTTTCCTCATTTACAAACGCTGGCGAACTATACGACTACTTCCTTGGCAAAATCCCAGTTGGTTTAGCTGTAGAAATCCAAGACATTGTAGACGTTGCCCGCGCTGCTGGCAAAGAAGTAAATCTAAAAGATGTACACAAAGCGTTAACAAATGCCGCTTACAGCGGTGACCCGCTTTACAACATTGCAGAAGTTCCAGGTGTTATCAAACGATGGACAAACCAAACTGGTGGAGCACTAGCACATTATGTGTCTGGTGAAACACGGCAATTTGCAACAATGCCAAAAGACGTATTCTTTTCTTTTAGCGACCCACTTGCATCCATTAGCGACATGAACCGTTTGATGACGGTTATGAAAGTTCCAAAAGAACTTCGTTACAGCATGCTTTCGAAAACAATGAAATATGTTGCTGGCGGCAATATTGAAAAACGTTTTGAGTTGGCAAAAGATTGGGCAAAACTAGTTCTTCAACCAGCGTTAAGCAAAAACGGCGTACCACAAGAATGGATTGACATTGTTTCTGACTGGGCTGGAAAAGGCGACGAAATCTACCAATGGTCATTTGATGCATTGGGTGATGGTTATGTAACTTCATGGTTTGAAGACGGAACGGGAGAAGTTCTTCGTTCAATAGACATGATTCCCAAGGGTTTCTTGATGGTCCATCCAGACAAATTGAAGCAAGTTATGCGTGAAACCACAAACTTGTGGAAGGTTCTTGAACCTTTTAGAAACATGCCTAATTCTCGTGTTAGCGCACGTTTGAACAAGATGTTAACAATGTCAGCGTTGGATTGGTTGGAAACAAATGTTCAACAAAAATACTTAAAACCGATTGCTCTTGGTGCGCCACTCCCAATCAGAATGGTTACACGAATCCTCCCAGACGAATTGTTGCGTATTGCTGTTAGCGAAGGTTTAAGTGTCCATTCATTGAAAGCCATGGGTGCAATGGGGCATCTCAACTACAACACAGCTGGTGTTGCAATTCGCAATGGAAAAGAAGTTGCAAAACTCCACCCAGTTTTAGAACAAATAGATTCATTGCGCGCAAGTTTAATGATTGCAAAAGCACAAGGCGACGCTACTGGCGTACAAATGTTTCAAGATTTGCTTGATGGAATCACCAAACAATTTGGTACTAAAAAAGAAATCCTTGACCAAATTAAACTATATGAGCTTCGCATAGACGAATCTTTGCCTGGTACTGGACGAAAGCTAACAGAAATTTCGCAGGGTTTGATGGCAGATGAACGCAAACTTCCTCAGACACAAAACTATGAACGCCGTCAACCAAAAGCCGTTAAACGTAATGTTTTGGTTCAAGAAGATGGAACGCGCTTTGTCCAAGTGGATGGAGATGAAAGCCAAAAGTGGGTTATTGGTACAGCCCGCGACCTGGTGCATATGTCAGAAAGCCCAGAATATCGTGAAGTAGCAAAAGCGATGCTTGCTGGAGGTGGCACAGAAGTTATGCGTTTGCCACAGCGTTTCTTGTCTGGCGACCTGCGTGAAATGTTTGACCAAATATATGAAAAAGCCATAAGAAGTCAAGGTGCTGGAGCAATGAGTTCTACGGCACCATTGACAAGCATCGAAGGAAATACCGCTTGGGTTGTAACAACTATGGCTGACATTATGCAACGCACACAAGGCGATGCTGTAGCGATTGGCGTTGTGGCAACTGGCAAACTTGGGACTGAACCAGTTTCGGCTATGGATGGTTGGAAAATCAGGACAAATACAACAGTAAATGTTTTTGAAGCTACAGAGTCTTTGCGGAACTGGGTAAAAAACAATTTGCTTACAAACCCTGATGAAGTATTTGATATAGCCCCATTTGCCCCATCTGAATTGGTTGAAAATATTAACCGCAAAGAACGGTTGTTGACACGCGGATTTAGTTTGTATCGAGATGCTTCAGCAAAATATGCTCGCAACCCTCTTAAGGATTACGCTAAATGGCAGCGCATCGTTGAATTAATTCCAGCTATGGACCCGCAAGAGGCAGCAAAAATGGCTGCAGCTTTAGAAAAAAGCGACATGCCAGTATGGATGACCGACTCTGTTAAAGCACAAATCCCACAGGCTGCTGGAACCGCAACGCGCAAACAAGTTGAAATACTTGGAGAAATGTACGGCAACCAAAGAATGGACAGCTTGCTATACAGCGGTGAAAACAAAACATATTTTGGTTCACGCCACTCATTGCTATTTGCCTTCTTTGACGCATGGAAAGAACAATGGTCGGTATGGGGAAGACTGATGGCGGAAAACCCATCGATGCTTGAACGCGCGCGTGTACTTAACGAAGGAACACAAAATGCTGAAATACCTGAATGGGCTGGCGGTCAACCAGGACGCGGAATAGTTTTCAAAGACGAAGACACTGGTGAGCAAGCAGTTGCGTTGCCATTTACGCGCGAACTTTACAGCATGCTTGGTTTGAATGGTGAAGAACGAATCAAACTAAAAAACTGGACGTTGATGGGCAACGGTGTGCCAGGGTTCTTTGGTGTGGGAGCAATCATTGCTGACTCGTTCATACCAAAACAAGAACCGTTCCTTGCTGTAAGAAGCCTGTTCAACCCTTTTGGCGACCCTCAAATGCGTTCAAAACTTGCCGACTATATCGCCCCAATCTGGCTTCAAGGTCTTGTCGGTGCAGGAACATCACAGGTAGCTGGCGGACAAAAGATTGACTTGTTTAACAACCTTCAAGAAATGTTTGCTACTGAAGGAAACGACTCTATCCGCTCAACCACATTTAACGCTGTCCTAAACAACATTGCCACTAACCGAAATGGCTTACCAATTACCACCGAACAACGTGCGAACCTTGAAGAAGATGTCACAAATAAAACAGACTACTTGCTTGGTCTGAAATCATTTATGAAAATCTTTTTGCCTGCAGCTTCATACACCAAGTTCTTCATGGAAACAAAGTCAGGGAACATCACTACGGGTGCTGTGCTTGACGAATACAGCGCAATGATAAAAGAAGCACAAGACGCTGGCAGGGATTCAAACGAAGCAACTATCAAACTGTTCCAAAAATATGGTGACGGTGTATGGATTTTGCTTGCTGGTGGGACACAACGTTTCCCTGGTCTAAGCCCGTCAAAGGCATACATTGATTGGTTGTCTAATAACTCTGGCTTGGTTGACAAGTATGAGCTTGTTGCTGGTTATTTAGGTCCACAAAACGAGCCGTATGACCCGAAAGCTTTCATTGAATTCAACAACCGTGGTTGGTCAAAAGCAAAAGAAATAGGACCACGAATTGAAGAGGCTTTGGGTTCGGTAGCCGACACGCAGTATTACGCTAGACAAGATGCGTTGGTCGCTATCGGTCTGAAGCAAGGTTTGACCCCAGCGCAAACAAAACGTTCAAACACTTATTCTTCGGAAATGCGTGCATTATCTGAGGAACTTAAAACTAAGTATCCTTTCTGGGATGTCAGTGTTTCCGCTGGTGAATCAGAGGACAGGCTAAAGAAGCAACTGATTCAGATTGAACAAATGGTTAATGACTCTAAAGTCACATCATTGCCAGCTGGTGAAGCTTTGAAACAGTATTGGGATTATCGCACCCGCAACGTAGCTAAAGTATTAGAATTGAATCCTGCTTTGGCTAACGAAGCCTGGAAGAAAAAACAGGAATCTGCTGGGTTCCGCGCAAAACTTACTCAAATGGGCGAAGCTCTTGTTGAGAAGTACCCAGATTTTGCCCCAATGTGGGAAAAGGTATTATCTAGAGAGTTCGACCCACCAGAAATTGGACAATAACAATGAGCATGCGACCAAGAGATTTAACAGACCCTAATAGCGGCAACAGCACAGAGTTCCCTTCTGATGTTGACACTGGGGATGCGGTTCTAACAATCGACTCTTCGAAAGTCCCACTTGGAAAAGTCAAAACAGGTTATCAAATTCCAACCGACTTTGGGACACCAGATGCGCCGAAGGTGTACATTGCAGAAGACATCAACATCATTTTCAAATCAACTAAAACGGATTTGATTCGATACAACGATTTGTTGATGAAAGCTGTACCTGGATTTCGCCCAATGTCGGTGGGAAACCCTATGGATACTAAGCTTCAATCCGCTTTTTTGAAAGCTTTAACAGCAATCAACATTATAAACCAAGGTGCCAATAGCCCTATTGCTGGTAAATCGTTAGACGAAAGCTTGGTGTATCTATCTAAAAACCCAGTGATTTCTGGCAACGTAGGGTCTATTCCCACCTACCGTCTGAATGACCCAGATACTTTGAAGAAAGCATTTGAGGGTGGCGCACAATCAGCCCTAGGTCGCACTTTGTCTGAGCAAGAAATGAATAAACTGGTCAATTCATTTAACCAATTAGATATGAATTACCAACGTGCGGCTGCAGGCGGTGGAATTGTCACACAACCACCCAACGCAGAAGTATTTGCTGAAACACAAGCAGAAAAAATGGCACCAGTTGAAGCCGAATCATACGACTATATGAACTATATGGGCGCACTATCTAAATGGATGCAAGGATAATCATGGCAACTACACCACCAACAGAACCTAAAATGCCAGCAAAAGGCACACCAGCATGGATACAGTACGCCAAAGAACAATACGGTTGGGTCGCAGACCTATACCAATCCGTGCCTGAATTGCAAGCAATCATTGACCAAGCCGTAAGAGAGAAGTGGCTTACCCCACGTTTCCTTAACGCTGTTCAATCCACCCAATGGTCGAAAACAAAAGACGCTAAAGAACGTGCCTACCTTGACAAGCAAACCACAGACCCAACCACCCTTGCCAATGACATCAACGCTAAACAGTTTGAACTTGAAACCTATATTGGCAAACAAGGCTACTCACTAGACCCTGTTGCGTTAAAAAACCTTGCCACACAAGCTATTAAATACGGTTGGGATACTAACGAAACAGCCCGTTATGTTGGTGCAGAAGTAGCCAAAACAGGTAGAACCCCTGGCGGTGTAGCAGGCGAAGCAACCACAAAAGGTTTAGACGCTGCAACGGTTCGCCAATACGCTATCGACTACGGCATCAAACTCGATGACGCAACCATCAACGCATATTCCCAGAACCTCATCATGAAGACCATGACCCCTGAACAGGTTAAGGAGATGATGCGGCGTGACGCGGAGAACTTGTACCCTGCGTTGAAAGGACAGTTGGACGCTGGTCGTACCGTCGCACAAGCTACGGCAACCTATCGTGCTGTCGCTGCAAGCACTCTTGGCATTGACCCGTACACGATTGACTTCACGGATGCGAACAAGTGGGGGCGTTTGTTGTCATACCAGGACCCGAACACGAATGAGACTCGCCTGATGAATGTGACGGAGTGGGGCAAGTTCCTGCGTACGTTGCCTGAATGGCAGTCAACTGATGAGGCTAAGACGTTGTATCGTGATGTGGCTTCTACTATTACTAGAGGTTTCGGAGCAGTGAAAGGTTAACCATTATGGCTTTGACTAAACAAGAACGCCAAGAATTATTTATTCAACAGCGCACCGCTGAACTTCAAGCTGCTGGTAAGCCTGTTGATACTGCTGCCCTTAATGCTCGTTTCGCTGAACTATCTGCTACTCCTGAAGGTCGTAAGCAAATTACAGCTAAAGTTCAGTTGGCTCAACGCCCACCACAGGATGTTGCTACGACACTTCCAGATTTCGGTGCTACGCCAGTTACGCCAAGCAACGAGGCACCGACTGGTCCGTCAATTCCAACAATGGTTTACAACCCTGTTACTCCATCCACGCCTACGGTGCTGCCAGTTGGCAACGCTGCTGCCGATGAACTCAAAGCCGTGCTTCGACGTTATGGTCTCGAAGGACTGTTCGATACCCTGAACCAAGCTGTCATGGCTGACACCACATTGGTGCGTAACGCTGACGCATTGTTTGGTTCTATCCGTGAAACACCCATCTACAAGGAACGGTTTAAAGGTAACGCCACCCGTGTGTCTAAAGGTTTGCCTGAGCTTTCTGAAGCTGAGTACATCAACCAGGAAATGTCATACAAAACAAACCTGAAGAACCTTGGCATGCCAAAAGGCTTCTACGACACCCAAGAAGCTTTCGCCAACTTCATCGCCAACGACATCTCCCCAGTCGAACTAGCCCAAAGAATACAACAAGGGTATAACGCAGTAACCCAAGCCAGCCCAGAAGTCGTCAGCCAACTCAAACGAATGGTCCCCGACCTAACAGACGGTGACATTGCCGCCTACTTCCTAGACCCAACAAAATCAGGTCAAGAAATAGAACGCAAAGCCCGCGCCGCACAAATCTCCGCAGCAGGCGTAACCCAAGGCGGCATGCAAATCACAACCGCACAAGCAGAACAGTTAGCCAAACAAGGTGTCACCGCCGAACAAGCCCAACAAGGCTTCGCTCAAATCGGACAACAAGAACAACTATTCCGTTCCAACCTGATGGGCGAACAAGCACTCACCCAAGAACAAATCGTTGCAGGCACACTCACCAACGACCAAGCCGCCGCACAACGAATCGCACGCCGCCGACGCGGACGCACCGCAGCATTCGAAACAGGTGGCAGCTTCACAGGACAAGGTGGACAACAGACAGGACTCACCACAGTCGGAATGTAATGTGTTATAGTTCGTAATACCTTCACGGGCAACCCCCGAACCGTGCGGAGCAATATGGGGTGACAAATCAACAGCAGCCATCACTACCCTCCAGAGTGATGTGGGCAAAAGGAGAGTGCCATATGTCAGATATTGACAACTACGACAGCGAAGACCAAATGGACGACAACCGAAACCCTGTTAGGGCAAGGATGCGTCAACTGGAAAAGGAAAACGCAGAAGCCAAAAAACTTCTTGCGGAAGCCGACATCGCCAAACGAGAACTAGCGTTTGTGAAAGCAGGCATCGACCTGACTGCACCAGCGTCAAAGTATTTCGTTAAAGGTTATGACGGTGAACTTTCCCCAGAGTCCATCAGACAAGCTGCAGTGGAAGCACAATTGATTAGTCCCCCAGAACCAAGTCCGTTAATGGAAGAAGCACAAGCTTGGAACCGAACAGCAAAAATTGCTGCAGGTTCACAAACCGCTCAACCACCAATCGACTGGAACCGCAGACTACAAGACGCGCGAAGTCCACAAGAAGTAGATTCAATTTTGGCAGAGGCACGAATAGCATTAGGAAATTCATAAACCTCTAAACCAAAGGAAAAATTAAAATGGCAGGCGAAACAACAACCTCGTCACTGTCCGTAGACCAGGTAGCGTTTGACCGTTTGGCGTACTTCGCCCTTCGTTCAGAACTCCTCTTCGACCAGGCAGCAGACGTACAACCAGTACAGCAGGCAATGCCAGGTACGGGCGTAACATTCACCATCTTCAGCGACATTGCAGCAGCAACGTCAACGTTGAACGAAGTTACCGACGTAACCCCAACAGCATTGTCCGACAGCCAAGTAACCGTAACTCTTAACGAATACGGTAACGCAGTAGTAACCACCGCCAAGTTGCGTGGAACAGCGTTCTTGGATGTTGACACAGCAGCAGCAAACATCATCGGATACAACGCAGGCGATTCAATCGACCAGGTTATCCGTGAAGTTCTTGCTGGCGGAACCAACGTTGTTTACGCAACGGGTGGAACCACCACACCAACCAGCCGTGAATCGATTTCAACAGACGACGTACTCGCCGCTGACGATGTTCGCAGGGTAGTTGCACAACTCCGTGGCGCAAACGTCGCAACGTTCGAAGGTTCGTACATGGGATTCATTCACCCAGACGTATCGTACGACTTCCGTTCAAGCACCGACGCATCGGCATGGCGTACCCCAGCAAACTACGTAAACCCAGAGGGTATCTACAACGGCGAAATCGGCAAGTTCGAATCCGTACGTTTCATCGAAACCCCACGCGCCAAGGTGTTCACGAACGCTTCGAACGGTACCAGCACAACTGGTTCAATCGATGCATACTGCACACACATCATGGGTCGTCAGGCTCTTGCTAAGGCGTTCAGCGTGCAGGATGGCAACGGTGCTGTACCGAAGATTGTCCGTGGCAACGTAACCGACATCCTCATGCGCTTGCAGCCATTGGGTTGGTACTGGTTGGGTGGCTATGGTCGCTTCCGCGAAGCATCACTCCGCCGTATCGAGTCAGCATCAAGCATTGGCTCCAACTAATAACTGATAACAGTTAAA